TATCTCTTGAAATTGGGATTATTGCCCTTGTATCGTTCTGGCTGGTGTTTATACTGAATACATCGGCCCCAATCATTCCAGTCCCTCAATATATGGCGTCATTTGTAGACACTTACACAACAGGTATGTTTTTCATGTACTCTGTTTTCATTTTCATGACTGATTTGACATCGAAGCTCAGATATTTGTTTCAAACCTATTTAGAAGGCAAATTCGATGATATATTCCCCAATAAAGGCTCACTACTGGATATGAACTTGCGCTATGAATAGTCGAGGTCGGCGTAAGAAAAATAATTTCTCGCAGTAGAACATAAACAAAAATGGGTGGCGGTCTTATGCAGCTCGTCTCTTACGGCGCGCAGGATATCTACATCTCAGGTAACCCCCAGATCACCTTCTGGAAGGTCCTCTACAAGCGCCATACCAACTTCGCTGTGGAGTCCATTGAAGTCACCTTCAACGGTCAGGCCGACTTCAACAAGCGTGTGACGGCGATCATCAATCGTAACGCCGATCTGATGTACAAGACGTACATCCAGGTTGTGCTGCCCCAGATTACGCTCTCCACGGCATCGGGTGCATCTTCGATCGGATCTACAGACAGCACGCAGGGTTTCCGTTGGCTCAATTTTATCGGTCACCGCCTCATCAAGCAGGTGGAGATTGAAATCGGTGGCCAGCGCATTGATCGCCAGTATGGTGACTGGATGCAGATCTGGACCCAGCTCTCCACGGAGGCGGGTACGGTGCGTGCGCTAGAGTCGCTGATTGGTAACACCCACGACCTAGTTCTACTCAAGCGCGGTACAGGTCTTGGTCTAGATGCGACCTGCACGAGCACTGAGACGACTGTCTCGTGCGTGCCTCGCGCCGGCACCCCCGCGAAGACGCTGTACATTCCTCTCCAGTTCTGGTTCTGCCGCAATCCTGGTCTAGCGATCCCCCTAATTGCGCTCCAGTACCACGAGGTGCGCATTAACGTGGACTTCGAGACGTGGCAGAACTGCCAGTATGCAGAGAGTTACATCGGTAAGCCGGTACAGCCCCCAGCCCAGTCGCTCGCGGCCGCGTCGCTGTACGTTGACTACGTGTACCTCGACACTGAGGAGCGCCGCCGTTTCGCCCAGCAGAGCCATGAGTACCTCATCGAGCAGGTGCAGTACACTGGCGCTGAGAGCATCACGTCAAGCTCAAACAAGATCCAGCTGAACTTCAATCACCCCGTGAAGGAGCTTCAGTGGGTCGTCCAGCGCGACTCGTTCGTCGACTGCTCTGCGTCCACGTGGGTTGCGTCGATTGGCGGCCCCCAGCCTTTCAACTACTCCGATGACTTCAGCACGGATGGTATGATTGTATCTCTGCTTGGTCAGGCACAGTTTAATGGTGCTGCTGCTGCTAATGTTCCTGCTGCTACGTATGGGCCAGGTACTCTAGGTGTTGTGACGAGTGATGTGACAGGTGCTCTAGGGCAGGGTGCCTCCCAGGCCTCAAGTTTGATTGGTGCGGATAGCTTCGACGTAAGTGGCAACGCCGAGTTCGAGTCAGGTGTTAACTACCTGCTCGCCAAGGTCATCCTCGACTCCGGTATTCGTTGCGAGGGCAAGAACCCGATTGAAGTCGCCAAGCTCCAGCTGAACGGCCAGGACCGTTTCACTGAGCGTGAAGGCTCTTACTTCGACAAGGTGCAGCCCTTCCAGCACCACACTCGCACGCCTTCAACTGGTATCAACGTGTACTCGTTCGCCCTGCGCCCCGAGGAGCACCAGCCTTCAGGCACGTGCAACTTCTCGCGCATCGACAAGGCCACGCTCCAGCTGACTGTGTCGATCAACACGGTGACCGGCCAGCGCACGGCCCAGGTGCGCGTGTATGCGCTTAACTACAACGTGCTCCGCGTGATGAGTGGCATGGGTGGTCTAGCGTACAGCAACTAAACAATAGGTTATAAATAAGACAAATGTTAATGTTATTGCGTTAAATAAACATTAATGATATACATTATATTACTAAATGCATCCAGAAGCTAGAAATTTTACTGTATTTGTGAAGTCTCACTTTCCTGAGTTCTTCACAAATAAAAAGGTTCTAGATGTTGGATCTGGGGATATAAACGGTAATAATCGGTTTTTATTTGATAACTCCGAATATCATGGAAATGATGTATTCCCGGCTAAGAATGTTACTATTGTATCAAAGACATCGGCATTGCCTTTTGGTCCTGAAACATTTGATACGATTATTAGCACAGAATGCTTTGAGCATGATCCAGAGTATGCTGAATCTTTTCAGAAAATACTAAGTATGTTGAAACCAGGCGGATTATTTTTATTCACGTGTGCATCAACAGGTCGTTGGGAACACGGAACTCGTAGAACCACACCAGGTGACTCATATGGCACGATTGGCAATGTAGAGGGGTGGACAGACTACTACAAAAATCTTACATTTGATGACCTAAAAAATAGTATTGATATAAATGCGTTAAGTCATTATGAACACTACTATCATCCACAAGCCTGTGATCTATATTTTTGGGGAATTAAGAAAGGTGGGGATAGTGTATATAATGTAAAGACATATGCCGATTATTTAACTTCATCAAATATTACGCCACATTATGCTTGGGGTTTTCACAGAAACAAATTAATTAACTAAAATGTCTGTTGGAATTTCTCTTGGATGGAATTGCTACACTACCACTATGGCAGTACAGCAAGGACTTCGTGATCGAAAGGAAAATGGTTATAAAACATGTCCTTTTGATTTAATGGTTACGAATTACCAAGGTGTTATACAATGCTTGTATGATGATTTTAAAGATTTCACAAATCCAAAATTGTTTGAATTAGTTCCCGTAACCAACCAGATGTATTTAAAAGATTTTCCTAATAATACTGATGATCTGATGTTGAGAAATGTAAAATATAAGTTTTGTCATAATCACGAAAGTGTTGGACATGCGAATTTACATATAAGTGAAAATTGGCCAGGCGGCAGAACGCATTTTGTAGATAATAATTATGAAAAATTAATAGAGAGATTAAATAAACGAGTTAAAAATTTTAGAGAATACATTAATTCTGGTAAACATATTAACTTTTTAATAACTGATTTTGATAAAGATTTAACCGAATTGCATACCTGTATTAAGACAATGTATCCAACATTAAATTATACAATAACACGATATGATCTAGAGACTCACCATAACGAAACTGATAAAGAGTACTTTAACAGACACATGAAAGAATTCTCGGTAGATAGGTTGTACATTGAATGATATTTATTGTATATTATGGCAAAGAAGATATTGAGGCATTAAACAAGTGTCACCGTAGGGGATATTATTGTATATCTAAATTCTATATCACCGCGAGATCGAGGTAATTTATTGCGCTATAATCACAATATTTATAATCACAATATTTATAAATGCAATATCTAGATGTGCTAATTCGCTCCGATGGATCGCCTTATAAACTATTTGGTGATACAGAATGTACAGATCATTTTAAAAGTCCACATTCATATGCTAAGGTTATAGTAGACCAAATGAATGGATCGGATATCTATGGGAGATTTTTAAATAATAAAACTGGGTTAACGATTCTAGATCTTGGAGCAAATGTTGGTTTATTTAGTATATATGCATCACCATCAGCTTCGCGAATTGTAAGCGTTGAACCAACTCCACAACATGTTGGTATACTAAAAAAACTTACAAAAAATATCCCTAATATTGAGATAGTTCAGGAAGCCCTTAGTTATAAGAATGGTCCGGTAACTTTTTACTTGTCCGGATATAATACAACTGTAAACTCTCTCTTTAATCATCATAATACTGGATCAATTATTGTAGATGGTAAAACTCTGAAAACATTAATGGACGACCACAATTTAGATATGGTAGATTTTTGTAAAATAGATATAGAAGGATCTGAGATGCTATCTATTACAGATAAGTCTATTAGCGAAGTATCTGGTCGAATTAAAACAATATTTATTGAAGTTCATCCAACAGATTCATCGTTAGGAGAGAATGTTAAATCTATAGGCAATATATTTGTTCGGAATGGATACTCGGTAGAATACATTGGAGGGGATACAATAATTGCACATAAACTATGAGGTAATTCGAATGTAATATTGTCGTAACCCGTCTTCTATAGAGTATTTTGGGGTAAACTTATATTTGCTACGTAGAAGAGTTGTATCACATACCCAGTTCATTGAGTCATATTTTTTGCCAATACTACTAATTTCATATTCAATCGGAAAATTAACTATTTTTTGACATTTCTTTACAATTTCTTCATTCGAGTATTGTACACCACTTCCAATATTAACTAATTCAAAAATATTTTCTTCATTAAAATAGATAATTTTTAACGTTGCATCAATAAAATCATCAATAAAAATCCAATCATGATATGCGTTATTAAGGCTTTTAAGCTTATTGTTAAATACTATCTGTAGAAGCTTATTTGGTTTTTCATTAGGGCCATATACCGTAAATGGACGTATTACAGTTGTCTTAATACGATATGTAAATGCATAACTTCTAGAAAGTAAGGTTGCACATCCCTTTGTACCTTCATATATTGTTTCTGGCTCAAGAACGTCTGTTTCAGACATGGCATTTTTCTTTCTTCCATATTCACTAGATGATCCAAATATAATTAATTTTTTAATCCCGTATATTCTGCAATATTCTAATATATTATGGGTTAGTAATATATTAGAATCTACCATTTTTGAATCATCATAAAGTTCAGCTGCAAGATGGCAAATTATTTGAGGGTTAAATTCAACAAGTTTTTTGGTAATATCGTCATCCTTTGATGAGAACGCAATGTCGTGCCCATCCTTTTTGAGTTGTACTATCAGATTTTGTGCAATAAAGCCATTTTTTCCAGTTACAAAAATCTTCATTATTACTAATTTCTTGATAGGTTTAAATAGGTAGGCTTGTCGTTATAAAGCATATCATTTACTATATCGGGTGTTAGTATATCAGGCTTAATTTTTACAATGTTTTCAAATAGAGATAAACATAAAAGATCATCTTCTGCCCAGTGAGTAATACCTTGATTTGTATAATCTCTATCTCTACCAGTTCCAATTAGTTTTATGGGTATATTTTCATAATTTACATAGTTGCGTAACATTTCATATGGTCTAAAAATTACAAAAGGCGTTATAGTATAACATATCGGGATAAATCCTTCATAGTGCATACCAATTGCCATACCAATCATTAGTTGTTCGCATGAACCAACATTCTTAAATCGGGTTGGGAATGCATCGCGTATACAATCAAGGACACCATAGCCAATATCACCGGTTAATAGAAATATTTTATCATTTTTTTTCATTTCTTCGAATAGAATACTAACAAATTGCTTTCGCATTTATATATCTAAAGATTTCAATTCTAATTAATAATACGCAGTATGTTATCTTTATCATCAGAATTCATAACATGATAATGTGCCTTTAACCCTTCCATACAAGGAATATTTGGTGAAGCGGTATGCCATATTGTTATAGACGGATTAAATGCTAATAAGCGGTTTGTTAGATACTTTGTATCAATTGTATCATATGCCGAATATCCATTCATGTTCACATGAATATGAAAATTTGACATATTATTTATATGAGAAAATGCAATGGCTTCCCATACACTTCCTTCTGCACATTCTCCATCGGATATTACACAATACACCTGCTTATGTGGACTGGCAAATGCAATCCCAGTTGCTACTAAAATTGCAGAACCTAATGATCCAGAGCTTACATGAATTCCATTAGCAATATCTCGATGCGGGTGGGTTCCGTGTGTGTTATATAATTCTTCTGCATTATACCCATATTTTTTCTCAAGTATAACATATTGAGCTAATCCACCATGTCCCGCCGAAAGTACTACAATATCTTCATCTTTCTTTTTGTTATAGATTGATTCTAAAATGGGGTATGTTGTTAAGCTACTGCCAATGTGCGAAATATTTAGACGATAAGATATGTCAATAATTCGATCCATTTATTAATTTACGCTAAATAAATGTTGTATTGTAAACGTAGAATGAACTTCATAATAATGGTTCATATGGAACATACTACAATAAACGGCGGAACTACTTGCGAGTTTGAGATGGCTCGGAGAATTTTTGAGAATGGATATCCAGTCAAAATTTATTACCCATATGGAAGTATAACGAGTGGAATATATGATAACTATGCTACACTTGAAGATGTAAATGATGATACTGTTGCTATATATTGTGCGCATAGATTTGGAAATCCGTTAAATGCTAAACGAGTTGTTAGATGGGTGGCCTACGGCTTAGATAAATACTTTTATGATACTTTTAACGATACAGATATTATTTATTACCATTTTCCCTTCTGCAAGAATAATTTACTAGCTAACCAAAAATTATTTTCATGCTTTTTATCACCTGAAGCAAAAAATATGAATTTAACTCGTGTACATAAACTATGCTATATTATAAAAAAGGGATATAAATTTTGGAAAACTATTACAAGAAGAGATACAAATACACTTCCTCATAATATATTTTTTAATGATCAATCAATATTGGATAAGCCAATAAATCTAGAAGGACAAACATTTACACAACTAGATCATATACAATTATTTAATAAAACAACATACTTTTATTGCTACGACCCATGCTGTTTTTTAGTAATAATTGCACTATTATGCGGTTGTATTGTCATTCAAGATCCGGTAGATGGTTATACCGAAGAAGAATGGATGTATGCATGTGGAGTCCCGACTAGATTAAAGGGATTTGCCTATGGTATTGAAAATCTTAAGTATGCCGAAGATACTATTCAAAATGCATATGGTCCTTGTATGGAACTTGTTAATCAGTCAGATGTTTCTATAAAACAATTTTTATATGATATGAAGCACTACACATATAACATGAATAAATGTTATGCATATTCAGAATCTCCGTGTGCATTCATGTTTTAATATAATATATTAGTAAATGTGAGAATTTTTAGATAAGGTAATTTATATCAATCTAGATCACCGCAAAGATCGTGGCAATAATATTGAGAAACTATGCATTCATGCTCGAATTCCTGAAGAAAAGGTTCTAAGATTTTCAGCCATAAAAACATATGAATTATATAATACAATGGACATCCACATGAATAAATCTGATATTCAAATGTTTAAAACCTACGTAAAAAACGCTAAAGTCTACTTCGAATGGGGGAGTGGTGGGTCTACATGTTACGTAAGTCAACAACCTCACATAAAGAAAATATATTCTGTTGAATCTGACTATAATTTTGTTAAGAAACTCGAATACTTACAAAATGTAGAATTTATATATTGTGAAATGGATTCGATAAATCATTGGGGGCAACCTGGAAAAAATGCGAGAACTACACAAAAAATAACATATAGTGATGCCATATTAGACAAACAAAATGTTGATTTTGTATTAATAGATGGCCGATTCAGAGTTGCATGTGCCCTAAAATGTTTCAATGTTATATCAGAAGATACTTATATTGCATTTGATGACTTTTTACATCGTAGTCAGTATCATATTATTTTAGATTACTATGATATCATAAGTAATCAAAAAGAAGGGGTAATGGTTATATTAAAAAAGAAAAATGTCCCATCTCCTTCAAGTGAACTCATCTCTAAATATGAACTTATAGAAGACTAAATTACGTATAACTTATTTCATCTTTAAATTCTGTATCACACAACACCATCAGAATTGAATTGCGTTCCAAGTTCATGACAATATAATTGTTCGGGGGGAGCATTAGCCCTTTAGTTGATGTGTCAAGGATAAACGTCTGTTTATTTCCAGTATCCTTAAAAGTAGTTTCAATTTCTACCCTTCCATTCAAACACACGATATATTGCCAAGTATTTGTATGACCATGATGCCCGCGAATGTTTTCATGATGATCATTTAATCCACAAATATAAAAAACACGTTTTATATCGAATCCGGTTGTATCTTTTTCAATAGCAACCAAATAGCCCGGTTTCGCATTTTTCTTTACGTGCAAATCGGTAATGTATGCTTCCATTTACAAGATATCTATATTTAAAACTAATGACTGCAATAAACCCGCTGGGGACTAATTTTAATATTTCGTTTACGAACACAAAACAATACAACCAAACCTTTTCAAAAGAATTTGGTGGACATTTAGATAGTGTTCTTAATTCTGGAACTTATATTTTAGGAAGCAGTATAAATACTCTAGAAAATGCCTTGTGTTCTTATATTGGAATGCCTTATGCTATTGCAGTTGGATCTGGTACATCTGCACTTGAACTAGCGTTTGAGAGTTTAAATTTATCTCCGACTGATGAAATTATCATTCAAGCAAATGCTTATATTGCATGTGCATTCGGAACGCTCCAGTCTCCCGCAAAGTTGCGCATAATTGATTGTGACACTAATGGGTGTTTTAGTGTATCGAATCTAAAAGAAAGTATAACTCCCAACACGAAAGCAGTTCTAGTTGTTCACTTATACGGAGACGCGTGCGATATGGAGTCTGTTTCTGAAATTTGTAAAAACAATGATATTATGCTGATCGAAGATTGTGCTCAATCGTTTGGTTCCTCCTGGAACAACAAAAAACTGGGATCATTCGGAGATATTTCTTGCCATAGTTTCTATCCTACTAAGAATTTGGGTGCACTTGGAGATGGAGGTGCAATTTTGTGTAAAAGTGAAGTATTCGCAAATAGATTTCGTAAGATGCGTAATTTGGGATCTACTGAAAAATATATACACTCTATTATCGGAACAAATTCACGTATGGATGCTCTGCAGGCATTATTTCTAATAACAAAGCTACCAGATGTCGACAATGTAATAGTTAAAAAGCGAGAGATTGCAAATTTTTACACGACTAACGGGTTGCCTCATATTTTTAACGATTGTTCGAAAGCATACCATTCTTATCATTTGTACGTAATTTCCTTAGATAATCGCGACTCTGTAATGAAACATCTTGCTTCAAAGGGCATTGAAACTCTGATTCATTATCCAATCCCGTTTTATAAGAGTAAAGCCTTTGGTTATTTAAATACTCTATCGTTTCCAAATGCCGAATACCTTGCATCTCGGATTGTATCTATTCCAATACATACCAACATAACTGAAATGCAACAGCGTTTTATTGTAGAGACTCTTTCTAAATGTAATGAATAAATGAAACATATAACGATATTGTCGGATATCAAATATTCGGTATTGGGTGTAACGTGTATACGGTCTTTAGCTCGTACAACAAGTATACAGTTGACTATTCATTATTATTGTGTTGATATGCATACATATCATATATTTAATAAATTGAAGCTAAATACCGAAAAGGTTCAGGTCATAGCATATGGTCCTGATATCATTTTTAAGGATAAAACCTATAAAAGCAATGCGATGTATAACCTGAAAAATAGGGATTATATATATTTCTTATGGACACTTGCTTCTTATTTTTCAGATTATATTATGAAGAAGATAGATCAGCCTGTAACGTATATTGATTCAGATATATATTTCCATAATGACATAAATTTGATATATAATGAGATAGGAAATAGAGATTGCGGTATATTTAAGCATCGTTTTCTAGATGATGGAAGGCCTGATCTAGATGCTAGCGGGAAGTATAATGTTGGAGTTGTATATTTTAATAATTCAGTAAAAGGGAAGTATTTATTAGATTGGTGGAGCGATGCGGTCGTACACAAAAAGTATCCGGAATATGCAACGTGTGGAGATCAGAAATATTTAGAATATTTTACAACGTGTTGCGATTCAACTCAGTTATACATTGATGATAATATTGGGCATGGAGCACCTTGGGATTGGCAAGTATATGATTTAACTTATATCAAAGATGGCGTGTTAGTATGGAAGAATCAAAATCTTCCTCATGTATTTAGTCATTTTTCTAAATTTGGATTTGATTTTAATAAAAATGAGTTTAAATGTATAACTCCTCCGACGTTATATGCCGCATTAAACGATAATCATATTGCATATCAAAATAATGATCTACTTGAAATACATCGTAATTATTATGAAGAATTAAAAACATCATATACCATGTTGAGACAATATACAAGTATATCTCCAAGTAATATATTTACACGGCCTAGAATTAAACCTATAAGATGGGGTCTATCAAAATCGCGGTAGGGATGATTGTATTTGAGGGGGATTATGTTCTGCGGCAATGCTTAGATCAGTTATACCCCCATGTAGATCAAATACTTATTGCAGAAGGTCCTGTCACATTTTGGCAGAAACTCGGTAAAACCACGTCACAAGACAACACAAATAAAATATTAAACGAGTATCCAGATCCAGAAAATAAGCTTGTTGTTGTACACGGACAATTTCGCGAGAAAGACGACCAGTCAAACGCATACACTAGGTACATTCGAGATAACATCGATTATCTATGGATGGTTGATTCAGATGAAGTCTATAAGACGAATGATATAATTCGCCTTAAGGAATACTTGGGTAAAGAAATGCCTACAAGCGTAGGTGTTCAGAGTTGTACCTTTTATGGCGGATTCAATCATTATTTAACCGGATTTGAACAACTACGTGATAACTTTTTGCGTATTTTCAGATACACGAAGGGCGCGACATGGCTACGTCATCGGCCTCCAACGATTAATTACCCGACAAATATTGAGCGTAAGCATATTACAAGCGATCAATTGTTTAAGGACACTGGAATCCAGATGTATCATTATTCGTATGTGTTTCCGGATCAAGTCCATAAAAAAATGAGCTATTATGCAACGTTCGTCAGAAATGGGACAATTTTCAATTATTTTCAAAATGTATATCTTCCATGGGTAACCGGAAATGATCTTGATAGACGTCATATTGAGGCACAAAATTTAGGAGTACATGAGTGGGTTCCTTCTAGACGCGGAGCATGCTTTACTGCAAAGTTTAACGATGTTCATCCGGAGTCTATTTCAAACTCGTTAACCGAACTAAATAAAGTGTTTGCGGAACAGTTATTTAGACATCTATAAGTATAATAGATTATAACAGGTACAATGAACGCAATAAATAACCTAAAAAAACGTATATCTGAACTATCAGCTTCTTCTAAACAACAAAATATAGATAATATATGTGATGAAACTATCCAATTATTGGAATACGTTTATAGTAAACGTGCAGAAAATGCATGGGGTGGTACAAATCCAATACCTGAATATTTCGAACACCGAATTGATCAATATCTTTGGAGAAATAGAAATTCTTTTTGGGTAGAGCGAGGTGTATTTAATAATATGTGTATAAATGCAAATGCACGCATATTAGAGTTAGCTTGTGGAGATGGGTTTTTTGCGCATCATTTTTATTCACATCTAGCAGATTCAATCGAATGTATTGATATCGAACAACAAGCGATTCAGTACGCAAAAAAATATCATTCATTTAGAAATAAAGTTCAGTACTACTGTGAAGATATAATGACTTATATTCCAAAAAATACATATACAAATATTATTTGGGATGCAGCTATTGAACATTTTTCACCAGAAGATATTCATTCCATACTTAAAAGGTATATTAAATATCTAGAACCGAGCGGCATTCTTAGTGGATATACTATACAAGAAAAAGAAGGCGGTATTCTACAACATAGCGATCATTTATGTGAAATGAGGAATAAAGAACACCTTGCAAGTTTTTTTACTCCATATTTCAAAAATGTATTAATTCTAGAAACATTTAGTTCTGAAAGAGTGAACTACTATTTTTTTGCATCAAACGGTCCTCTTCCGTTGACACCAGGTTATCAGAATAAATATCTGTTAACATCACGATGATATCATGGATATATAAAACGACATTATAAATAAATGCAAATAACAAAGGGAGATATTTTAGAATTTTTAAGTGTATATTCCAGTAGTCCGTTTATACACAATCAAGGTGGAATCGAATCGGCTCAGGCATTTTGGTTGTGGTATCATTTGAAGAAAGTTGATCCTCTGGTGGTCATCGAAAGTGGTGTATTTCACGGCGGAAGTACGTGGTTAATTGAAAAGACATGTCCTTCTGCCAAAATTATTTCGATAGAACCTGCACTTAATAGGATTAAGTATAAAAGTCCGAATGCAACATACACAAGTACAGACTTTAATAATATTGATTGGACGAGTATGTTAGGAGGAAAAGATGTATGTTTAAGGACGCTTGCATTCATAGATGACCATCAAGATAACTATAAACGTTTACAACATGCGTATAATCACTCGATCAAACATATGATATTCGAAGATAATTATCCGACAGATCATGGAGATGTGTTGTCGCTTAAAAAGATATTAAGTGCGCCATATCATATTATGGAAAGCAATGGGCGTAAGAGTATTCAACAAATTCCAGTAGATTACAAACCGAAAGTTTTATCAATGTGTGAGTATTTTGAGTGCCCACCTGTATATTTGGACACGGATATTACACGTTGGGGTGATAAATTTAAAACGCATAATTGTCTGGATCCAATTTTTAAAGTACTAGATGATGATCTAATACTATTTAAGAATCATCAGTTGAATTATACATTCATTGCGTATGTTAGTATGCACGTATAAAATAACATTATAAGTAAATGCAAATAAATGTTAATAATTGGAAGTCTGCAACTATTCCCAAAGATCAACTTGCTTTGAATCTCCGAGAACTATCATCAACGTATCCGCCTCATTGGATGAGCATTCTCGCTATGATTCCGAGTCAGGATCGTATAGTAGATATTGGATGTGGAGTCGGTTCAATTGCAGGACTACTAGAAAAAGAGGGACTAGCTAATCCATATTTAGGTATTGATTTTTCTGAAAATATGGTGCAGTGTGCAAGTGAACATTGGAAGAATCGTGAATTTAAAGTTGGAGATGTTATGAATTTAGATGATATTCGAGAAAATGACATTTTATTGTGTAATGGATTATTGGATATTATGCCGAACGGCGTAGAGTCACTGAACAAAATTTTAAGTTATAGAGCAAAGTACGTGTTACTAAGCCGAATAAACATAGGTGTTGCTGAACAACACGGAACATACAACGCTTACGGCACAATTGTCCCTAAATATACCTATTCCAGAAATACATTTTATAATATTATTAACGAATCTAAGTATTCGATTGAAAAGGTAGATAATTCAACGGGTACATATTTATTAAAGCGACTTTAGGGGAAATAATCTACGCCAGAATACAAATGCCACACAAGACTCGTAAGATCGGAACTCGTGCACAGGTTATGCACGGAACGGCAGAAAAGACCAAGGGTGGTCTTACCAAGAAGAGTCTGAAATACAACAAGTATGGTCGAATTGTCTCGAAACGGAAGAGTGCGAAAGGAGTGAAGGGATTTTAAACGAAGTAATGAATACATAAAAATGCCAGATTATATCGTTGAGGCGAAGACGGTTCAAACTAGTGCAATTCGCACTCTTACAGAGGCACTCAAGTGTATTCTGGTGGAAATGAGCCTGCTTTTTGACAAGGACGGGGTCCGAATGGTTGCAATGGACCAGACTCGCACCGTTCTAGTCCATCTTCGTCTTTATGCAGATAAGTTCGAAAAGTACGAATATAAGAACTCATCCTCCAAGCTTGTTATCGGGATTAACACGGATCACCTTTACCGTATTATTAAGACTGCAAGCAATGATGATACCGTAACATTCTACATTGACCAAAGTGACCAGAACTCACTCGGTATTCTGCTAGAAGATGGCGACAAGAAGCAGGTTACTCGCTACAAGCTGAACCTTCTTGATCGCGATGAGCCAGATATCCAGCTACCCGATACTGAGTTCTCCACTCATATTACCATGCCTTCTCTGGATTTCCAGAAGATATGTCGCGATATGACGCTACTTGGAGCAAAGGTTACCGAGATTCAGAATGTAAACTCGAGCCTAACATTCAGCTGCAAGGGTCATTTTGCGTCGCGAACAACGATTATGGGAGATAGTGAAAATGAGTTCACAATTCAGAAGAAAGAGAACGATATTGTTACTGGCACGTTTTCACTGCCTCATCTAGTTCTCTTTACCAAGTGTACGAATTTGTGCAACAATCTAGAGATTCATATGAAGAACGGCTGGTTTTTGATGATTCGGTATGTGGTTGCCAATCTGGGCGACATTAAGCTATGCCTGATGCCTGTATCCGTGTAAGTATAGAGACACTCTAGAAATAAGTCCTAGAATAAGACAAGCCAAAGCAACTGTTTCAGTCACTATAAAATAGTTAGTGAAATCGTCTGTAGGTATATGAAATACATTTTCCACTAGATCATGGAATGGTGATGTATTATTGGTGAACTCCTTCTCTGCAACAACCCAAACACACACCTTTAAAAATATATGTTGTAGCCAAATAAGGAATAATATAATAACTATAACAAGTTGTAACCAAAAATTAGGGTATATTGTGTGGGAGATAATAACACAAAGCACAAGCAATATAAGTGTCATAAAGTGAATATGTCCTAAAATATATCCAAGCGCCTCGCCTTCAGTAGTTAACCACTTATACAAAAATCGGATGGCGCCCTTTACATGTTCAGTGGATGAATGAATTATCGACTCTTTATCTATTTTAATTTCAATCTTCATTCTTAATTCTACTTACGACGTGATTTATGCGCAGTATACGTAACATCGTCTCCAATTTGAAACATTGGGATCTTTGTGTTCAAATTGGATCGTTCGTGTACAGCTGAAGACGTATTCCATATTTTAATGATTGAAAATTGACCTTTAGGAGAAACAGTAATCCCTGCAATTGACTCTTTATTTTTTACAAGCAGGTCGTCTGTTACACAATTGACCATAAGATCGATGTATATTTTTTGAATATTTGAAATATCTACCTTCTTGGACCACGAACCTCCATTCTCGTTTTCAGGGGAATCCCATAGAGGTTTGAATCCATCTCGCATGAAGAAGAACATCCCACATTCCCAAGCATCTTTAGGAATCGCCTCTACGACCGACCAAAACTGCTGGGGCGTAGACAGATCTGCGATACGAATATATCCGTTCAAGGAATAATCGTGGCTCTCGGGGTCATGATACCACAAAATCCAAGAATTTTTGAATCTTGTGGTCTCTGTCCCCATTTTATAGTCAGTACTATATTATGTATGTTTAAAACGGAATTCGTTTTTCAAGGAACAAGTGTACAGTATTACAATGACTCTTACTGTTATTGACATGTATGCCCTTCGGGAGTGCACGCGAATTGTTCTCCCTGCAATTGTGGAGGAGAACATTTCGAAGCTTCGTCGAACTGCAATGGTGTTCAAACCATTTTATAAGTCGCAAAGGCATGCACCAAGGCCTCGTCCAGTAGATAACTGGCGTGAAAGGTTGCTTGTCGAGTGTGTTCGCAAAGTAAAGGAGCGTGAAGATCCAGAATACTCTGAAATCTTTGCAATCTTCAATAAAATTACAAAGTCAAGTGTCGAGAAATTGTCAAATGATACTATCGCTCTCATTCAAAAACGCGACGAATCATTCCGTCTGCGTGTAAGCACACTATTGTTCGATAAAGCCATTACCAACCATATTTTCGCAAACGTAATGGCCGATTGTGCAGTCATTCTATCAAGTTCTATTCCGGAGATGGTGGAAGATTTGAATACACAGGTTTCGATGTTCGATACACTTTATAACATGAACGAAACTATCGCATGTAATCACAATACCCTTATTGAGTGGACAAAGCAGAAGGAAAAGCGACGTGGATATGCCAAGTTTGTAACTGAGTTGAATGTTCGGAATCTAATTAGCGACGATTGTGTTCAGAAGGGACTGGAGGATGTACTATCTGAGCTATCGATTCTTCTTCAGCAGATAAAGAGTCCACAGACGGAAGAAAATATTCACCAGTGTGCCGTGTTCTTGTTTGAAACTCTCAAACTGATTCCGTCAACTAATAAAGTTTGTCGAGAACTTATGAAGAAATCAATCTCGGCTATCCTGCAATCGAGACCACCGACACTGATCATGAAGACAAAGTTCAAGCTGGAAGACGCGTTGAAATTAGTGTCATAAAAACATATCGGCAAAACAAATGTCTGCTTCAGTAATACCATCCGCGAGCGTTCTACTCCGGGCGGCGCAGGTTGCAGTTGAGCAGGACAAGCCTATTTATCTGGATTACTACGGAGATAGTGTTGAAAAGAAGTGCTGTATCGGAGTCAACGACCAGGAAAAGTATCTTGTAAAGTCCGAGAGTGAGTATACGTCGACAATTCAGAGCGTTTTTAAGTGTGAAACGTGCTATATTGT